TTAGCACCTCGCCTGAATGACGATCCATTCGCCCTCGATCATCGCGACGATAACTCGAGTGCCGTTGCTTAACGACTCACCTGAACTCAGCAACCAGTCGTGGACTGTGATGGTTCCGCCTGTGGTGACCGCCGTGGCACTACTGGCATAGGTTAGGTCGGCAGACAGCGTGGCCTTTTGGATGGCGGCGCCGGCACCGCCCAGTAAAACGACAGCCCACTTGGTGCCTGTGCCCGACTCCTTCCATAAGATGGTTGTCGATCCGGCCCCGTCAGTGAGGTTCGCGGTTACGGCTGTATCTGCTCCGCATGTGGTTGCAGTCGCTAGCGTAATTTCAACTTCGACGATCGCCAGGCCGATGATGCGGGCATAGCCGATGCCGCCGTCGACGATCGGTTCGTCGAGGATAACGAAGTTAGTCGCGTCGTCGGATGTCGGTGCCACGCACTTCAGGACGATGTCGTCGTCTTGGAACGCAGCCATGGCTACTTCATCAGCCGCGTCCGGTTCAAATAGCGGACCGGTTGGCGAGACCACTGCATACCGATCGAGGTCGCCACCTGTATCGTTACGGATAAGAATCCGGATGCCAGAGCCCTTGCCTTTGATCGAGGGTTGCCTGATTCCCTGAGTAGCACGTTCGACGAATTCCGCAGCATCCAACATGCAGTTGAATGACTTGGCCTCGATGTCGACCGGTTGACCGGCTGTTACATGCGGCTGCATTTAGAATCCGATCATGAGGGGGCTGAAGTCGGCATACTCGTATACCTGCTCGACGTATGCCGCCTTGGGTTTCGATACGATTTTCTTCAGGTCAGTGTTTGCACTCTTGTAGTAAATGACCCACATATAATCCCAGCCTCGCTTGGCCGGAACAGTGATATCGCCAACGGGGATATCGGTTGCATTGGGCAATGCCGAGAATTTGTACGTGATCTCGCAACGATCGGGTTCGGTTTGCTGGCCTGAAGCACCGAGGAAGATTACTTCGCCTGGCTCGAATGTCCGGAACGAGTATTTGTTTACGCACGTAGAGAGATTGAACAGATACTTAAGGTAGAACGACGTGACGTTGGCAGGGAGAAACGTCCACTTCTCTGTCCAGGTGTACGCCGCGATCGGCACGTCGACGCCTGACACCTCGCCGTCATAATTGACATTGATCCCGCCGCCGAAATCATTGATCGTTGCAGCGGGGTCACCGATAGGTACTGTCGCACTAATCGTCTGTCGAGTTTGAGTCAGGTGCTGCGTGGCACCTTGGGTGTCAAACGAATATTGTGGTGTCGGCCAGTTTACAAGTTCAGGCTTTTTATTTCCGAATGGTGCGTAATGGGCAACGCCTTCCCATGTCTCATCGGCCGTCTCGTCGACCGTAACGCTGGAGAGGAAGACCTGGCCGACCTGGGCAGGGGCTGCTGCGACGATGGCCGCGGTGGCGTCGGCTTCGACACTCGTACCGGTCACGAGGTAATGGCGAGACGCATCCGACTGTTTGTCGTAATTGTATTCACGCCCGTATTGTTCTGCGGCGACTATGGTCATGCGAATAACAATCCTTTGTTTCGTTTTGAGTCCTTAGCCAACTGCTTGGTGTTTTTATTCACACCCTTAACTTCTTTGTGGATGTCCTTCTGAATGTCATGCCCTTGGAGTGACTGAAGGGCGCGAACATTGAAGATGCCCTGGGAACCGCGTTGGTTCTTTTGGGTTTCGTCCAAATCGGAAAGAGCCCACTTGTCCCTCTGCAACTTACCTTTGAATTCAAATTGCCGTTCGATTTCATCTTTATTTTTGGGGTTATCTCGTAGGGCCTGCCTTTTCTCTTCCGCAAGGAGTTCCTTTGCCGTTTGCCTTTTTAATATCTTCTCCGCCTCCCTATCACCGTGATGTGTCACCAAGTCTAAAGCACCTCGAGCCTTGATTCTTAACATAAGACTTTCGTCTTCGATCTGCTGCGTGTCTCGTGCCTCTTCCTTCTTCAGCTTCTTCGCCTTAACCGCCGCCTTCTTCGCGTGCTTATCTATGATGTTCTGTTTTTCTATTGTGTGAGTATCGTTGATCATCTGTAAAGCTTTTCCGTTGGCACCTTCGGCTTTGGCATCATCGTATGTTCGTCTGTATTTGAGGTACAGCGCTCTCTGCTCTCTCTTCTCGACGTTTTCGATCGACGCGGTCTTAGCATCTTCAAGGTCTTCAATGATATCCTTGTTATCCGCAAGCCATTGTTTCTTTTTGGTTTTCTCCTGCTCATGGACTTCATCTGCAGTCAATGGGATATTTTCGGAATGGTCCTGACCAGGTTGTTGCTGTGATGCGGTCTCGATCGCTTTCAACGCAGCAATCTCCTTTTTCGTCGATCCCGTAGCTTGCTTCAGCCGGGCCTCGTCATCTTTGATCGCCTGTGCCTGGGACTTATATTCCGGAGTGTCCTCGTACCCTTGCCGGCCCCCTCGAGCTTGAGCCATTGCCAGCCTTTTGGCCAAGTCCGCTTTACGCACCGGAATGTTGGCGAGAGCTGCCTCTTGCTCCTTAAGCTGCTCGGTTTTTCTCTTGATGTTTTCCTGTCTATTCGTCGCCTGTTCCTGTCTCTCATTGTCGCGAACTAATCGGGCGGCTGCCGCCGCATCGTATTTACTGTCGCCTGATCTCCCCATAGCACCTGCAAGCTGCGGATACAAACCAATCAGTTCAGCGACCAGGGTCTTCTGCCTCTCTAGTCCCGCTGTTACGTTCCCACCAGCCTTCCGCACCTTCTCGATCGCCTCGCGTTGCTTGTTGATCAGGTTGAGCAGTTCTCGAGCACGATTCGCCTTCTGTTGCGTATCCGTTACATCCTTTCTAAATGCATCTTGCACTGACTTTGCGGCCTCGGCCAGCTCCTGTGTCGTCTTGACCGCTTCGCCTGTGTTCTGTAGGTAAATGTAAACAGCCGCCGCCGCCGCCGCGATTGCGACACCGGCAATCAGCCAGGGGTTGGACAACATACTGGCGAGCGCAACGGTGTTAGCTGTGGCAACCGCGTCGACGAATGCCCAGATCCAGATTATGCAATACTCGACGCCTTGTGCCAGCAGTAAGAAGGCTCCTCCTAATTTAGCAATAGTCGTGCCAGTAGCACCGAGGATCATCAGGCCGACCGCTGCAAGCTTGGCTGCGGATGCCAGGGTGACGGCTGTAGTAACAACCGCCCCCATCGCAAATACGGTGTACCCCAGCGCCCGAACGATTCCTTCGTTGGCTTTGGCGACGACATTCATCCAGTCGGCCAGGTCTTTCATTCCCTGCCCGACCCAGATGATGCTGGAGACTAAACCTGCTCCGACCGTCTTGGCTAGGTCTTTTATCGATTGCCATAATTGATCGACTTTGAATCCGGCCGTATCGGTGGCTTTCCCAAATGCGATCAACTCTTCACCGGCAGAGTTGGACTGCAGCATAAGGTCGTGTTCGTAACCGGTAAGTTTCTGCAAGGCTGGTGCCAGACCAGTGATCGCACGAATATTTGGGAAGGCTGCACCGAGGTCGCCGAAATCAAATTTCGACAATTGTTTAAACACGCCCATCAACCCTACCGCTTTGAGTGTTGAGGTGTGCAGCTCGATGCCCAACTGACGTGCCGCCTCGGCCTGCTGTGGACCGGGCGACATAAAACTGTTGATGATCGCTCGCGCGGCCGTAACGGACCGCTCGGCACGCATGCCGGCACGGGTCAAGGTAGAGATAAGAGCAAGAAGTTCTTCAATCGGGACTCCCGCCGCCGATGCCGTTGTCGCCACCATGCCGATGGATTGAGCCAACTCTTCATAACGGATTTTGCCCCGGCGTACCGTCGTAAAAAGCATATCAGATACATGCGCCGCTTGGTCGGCCTCCATGGCATAGGCGTTGAGAATAGTAGTTGTGGCATCGGCCGCTGTAGCGGTATCGCTAAAGCCGCCTTTAGCAGCCCTCGCCGAAACGCGGAGCACCTCAAGGGCATGTTCAGGCGCAACACTTGCTGAGAGAATGTCATATAATCCTCGGGTTAGGTGATCGGTTGCTTCACCAAATTCCTTAGACATCTCGCGGACAGCTTTAGAGAACTGCTTCAGGTGCCGTTCTGGCTCCATGAGCATCGTAGAGACGTTCGCCATCTGCCGTTCGAATTTGATGTATTCGTTTGCAGAAATTGCAAGAGTCATCCCGCCTGCCAAGGTGGTGCGGGACATAGACGACGCGATCTTGTCGGCCTTAGCAGCGAATGCCCGCAGTCGAGCTTCGGCCTTGGCGAGCTTGGATCGGAATTTACCGTCGCGGAGAAACATTTCCACGTAGGCTCCACCGGCTCGTACTGAAGCTGATGCGGGCATTTGTTATACGCTTTCTGGGGCCGGGAAAATTGTTGCCATCTGGTCCCAAGCGGCCTGGCCTTCGATGACGACGCCACTTGCTTTACTGTCACGATAAGGATGCAGCTCATCGTAGGATACTTTAACTCCTACGGACGACATTATTGCTACCTGGATGGCAACCGTGTGGTCCCATCCAGCCTCCTCGTGAGCCTTGTACATCGCCTCCAGTCGTCGCAGGGTAAACGGTCCAGGGTCGAGGCCTAAGACTCCACCGTATCGGTCTCCAAGATCCCAGACATTATACTTTGGTACTCGCTGTCCAGCTTGGCCAGGAGTCCCTCCGTCATCTGGGCTTCCATTTCCTTGTTGTCCATCGTCTTGTCTTGCCAGATCTCCATCGACTTCCGCATGCGACAGACCTTGTTGTACATCTTGCGGAATTTCTGACGGTGGAGCGGGGGGAAAAAATCTTCGAGGCCCTCGACGATTGCGACCAGGCCATCATCAAGAGAATCTCCGCCGAGTGCTCTGCCGAAGTCCTCGTCTGTGATCTTCAGACTGTCGGCTTCGTCCTTGCAGAGAACATACAGGATGTCGCCCAATGACAGAAGGTTATCCTCGAGGGTGAAGATCACGCCGTTGTCACTGAGGCATGTCAAGTCGACCTCGAGTAACGCCTTGACCCGTCGAAGCGAAGTGTAGTCGACCGGCACCAGCCAGCTGCGACCATTTTTATCTTTAAAGGAGCCCATGAAAAAATCTCAATTGTGTAATTGGTGCGATTGATAAGGAGCCTCACCACATGTGATCAGGTGGTGTTATTAAGTAGGGCCGCGATCTGCAACCTGGCTGTCGTTGATGAGCTGGAATTGCTGGCGACGATCGTGTCGATCGTCGTGGACGCGAGGGGGTTCGTCGAACCGTCGCCGTCGAGGTACGACCAGTCTTCGTCTTCCGTCATGACCTGACGTGCGGCCAATGCTTTTTCGGCTTCTCGATACTCGATGAAACCATCGGCATCCTTGATGATCGAAACGATCATTTCGACGTCGTCGCCTTCGAAGTCGGCGTCGACTTCGACCAGTTCGGTCGCGACCACCGCGGTCGTCTCGCTGGGGAGGACGGCCGAGCCGGCCGTGGACGTGAACGTGACGTCGTCGGTGGCCACCTCGGTAACTTCCGCACCGTATCGCATGCCATCGGCATAGTAGATGTCGAGAAAGTCGCCGACGCTATACTCGTGACCGGTTGCCAGGGTGAGCACGCCAGCGGTGTCACTCGTGCGAGTCGACAGCGTACCGGCGATGCCGACCGGTAGGTCGACGTCGGTCTGGAATAGGGAGGCCGCGCTTCGAGTGGCCTCTGAGGTGAGCTGGATACCACCAACCGTGATTTGCTTGGAGTATCGGCCTGTCTGATAAACGGCCATTGGTATTTTTCCTTTTGAATAATAGTATGTGACAAATGCCCCTGTCGTTTCTGCCCCTTAGTTTTTATTAAACGAATGTCGGGGTCACTGAGGTGTTCGCTGGCTTCAGGGTCACGTCGTGACTGATCACGTCGCCGATGCCTTCCTTGCGAGAGAAGTTCATCACGTTGGCATCGCAACGCAGGCCGCGGCCACTTGCCTTGTCGAGGACTCGAATCGAGATCGCGGTCTGGTTTGTCCAGGCGTTGACGAACGCAGTGTACGCCGAGCTGGACGCTTCTGCGAACATTGTCAGGTTCACCGAGACCGACTTCAGCGTGACGGCCGCGGTTTTGAATCCGCCAGTGTCACGAGTCGTCGTATCGATCTCGTCGGTCGACAGCTCGAGGCTGACGTCGGTGACATTGGGCACGACACTGGTCGCTTCAACGCCAGCGGTGCCATAACAAAATTCAGCATCTTTGCCGAGGAGTAGGGTTGTCGCCATGGGATCAGGGCTCCTTTAAGGGCTAACTGAATTCGTCCAGAACTCAGGATAGCGCGCCATTACTTTCGTTAATGCCGGGCGCATAAATGGCCTCGGCGCGTATTTGCCGGTGATGTATTCGGAGCCGTACAATTGTTCGTTAAGCCGATTGGCCCTTGCGACCTGAGCCGCTGTCCGTAGTTTTATGTAGCGAACTCGCTTCCGCTTTCCGCCAGTTACACTAATCTCGCCGCCACTGCCGATTCTACGTTTCCGCCGTCGCGGGTTGCGGATCTTCTTCGTCCCGCCAAATTCATGTAATGGAGGTACGACGCCCTTGGCCACGCGGAAAGGGAGCGGTCCGACGACAACCGATTCTGTGGCCTGGTCATACGAAAAATCCGACAGCTTCCGCATGAACGGATGCGGCTTAATCGCATGTGGTGGCGTGCCGGGCTTCGACGGTTTCGATTTATGAATCCGCTTTCGCGTGCCTGCCGACTTCTGTTCTTCTTGCGTTTTCTGCGACGTTCGATATCGCATCGATCGTTTGGCAGTCGTTCGCACTGCGGCACCTTGCCGGGACAGCGCTTTGATCTTGGCCTGGTCGACCTTGTCGGTGACTGTCTTGGAGTTGAACCAGGATTCTGTGTTGAACTTAACTTGCATTTTCGTAGTGCATGAATTCCATGCTGATGATCGCCATGAAATATCCGGCGGCATCCATCTCGGGATTGCAAATGGTTTCTCTTGACACCTTCAGGGAGCATACGTTTTCGGCGGGATCGCCCGCAGTGAATGTATGTTCCATGAAGAAGTCAACGACCTCATCAGCCAGGTCGGATAATGACCCCTGGTCAGCCAGGTCCGTCGCGTCAACTTGTTTCTGGATGGCAACGTCAATGACGTTTGTAATTTTGTGGACCCCTCGAGCAAATTGCTCCTTCAGTCTTACCCGTGGGACAGATGTGACTTTCAGGGTTGCCAACTCCTCGAGGCTATAGACCGGCCGGAATGCATACAGCGCGGTGAAGTCGAGGGCAAAACCATGCCCGTTGAGTTCACCCGTAACAGCAATTGCTAGGTCGGTTGCACTGGCCATCAGGCGTCGGCCTCCAATGTTTTCTTAGTGTGAATGCACATTCGCGTGCGGAACGAATCGGTGTATTCGAAAGTAGGGCTATCGGCGAATGACGTAATTTTATGCGTCAACAGGCGGCTCCCTACCTGCAATACAATTACATCATCCGCCGATGGCTCCACTTTGGAACCGGAAATTACCAGCAGGCCGGGTTCGATCAGGAAATCGACGCTGATAGCTGAAATAGCAAAACCTTGTTGGTCGGTGCTCTCGAAGAGTGTCTCGCCGACTGTTGCCGGGATGACTACCGACAGCCCGCCTCGATAATACGTGATCGAGTGACCAGCATTATCGAGTTGAGCTTCAGCGAGGAACTCGAGAGCACCTTCCAACATGATTTTTTATATCTCAAAAAAGGGGGTTACTTAAACGGGGTTCGATCAGGCGGTGGACAGCGCTGTGTCCATGTTGCTGACGACCCGCCAGGCCAATGTCGCACCCAAGAGGACTGCGACCAACGTGATGGCATCACCGGCCACGCCGAACGTGAGCGTGTTGTCGCCGGTCTCGTTGATGGCCGAAGCCGTTGTGACCACCGCATCTCCGACAGCTCGCACGGTCATGACCAGCATGATTTTCTGTCCAGCGAACGTGGGGATCGCCAGGGTGCGAGTCTCGGACGCGGCGGTCGTGAGCAGGCAAGTGCCAGATCCGGTGACCGGGATCGCCGCCGCATCGCCGGGATCAGCGATCGCGTCGGAGAGCGGATCGTAATGCGTGTGTGAAGGCACGCCGATCAGGTTCAGACGGCCGGTCGTGGTGGAAGACGCCGTGGCACCAATGGCAAAGCCGAGGAACCCGTCGCCCGAAGAGCTGGACACGGTGGTTGTGGCTGCACCGGAGCCGGGCGTGCCACCGAGGGGATCGCCGTCATCGTCCCAGTAGATGGCCTCGCCATCAGTCCAGGCACCAGTGGCCTTGGCGACGTCGAATACGCCGCGAGTTGCGAGGGCACCGAGTGCCGAAGCTGCGATCGCCAACTTGGCGATTCGGGCCACTTCACCCGATACGACAACATCGCCAGAGGCGACAGCCAGGGAAGGTGTATGATCGACGGCATCGCCGTCATGAATGTAAGTTGCTTGTACCACTTTGGAAATTCCTTATGTGAAAAAAATGTATTGTAAAAACGAAGTCTGCCCCTGGGTTGGCTAGCCGGATCAAGCAGTGCCAGTATTCATCTGAGCGGCACGGCAGTCCTGCTCCTTCACGCCGAAGTCAAGGAAGCCGCGGAACTGAATGCCCAACGTGTTGAAGTCGGCCTCGGCCGTCTCGACGGTCGGGTTCTGCACGCCGTTGAGGAACGCGACCTCGAGGGCAGCACGACGACGCGGATCGTCAAACAGATACCAGGCCGTGGTCGAGTATCCGGTGATCGCCGAGTTCGACAAGTATGCACTTGAGACGGGGCGATACTTGCTGGTATGAGGGTTACGGTTCGGTTTCGGCTTGTTGGCCGTGGTGGTCTCGTTGACCCCCTTTTCGTTGTACAACAGGTCGGCCGTTTCCTCGAGGTCCACCGGGACGCAGAGGATTTTCGGATCAGCACCCAAGGGTGTTCCGTTCGGCTTCTTTTGCTTCTTGAACGTCGTGACCGCCGTGCTCAGGGCACCAATCGACAGTGCCGTGGCCGCGCCCTCGATCAGGTTGTCGTTATCAGCGTGGAAGAAGCTGTCGGGATTGGACAGGAGCAGGGTCCAGACCGCGGAGTTGATCTTGTCGCCGCATCCCATGCCAATGGCCTTGGGGAGAGCGGAGAAGGCCGACAGGTCGTCGTTGATGATCATCTGACGAGTCAGAGAGAACATCTTGCCGTAGGTCGCGATCTGCTGAGTGAACTGCTCTTCGTCCAGTTCGCCATGCTTCAATTCGCCATCGGCTCCGACTTCCTCGAATTCCATATCCGTCAGCATACGATGACGGGTATGCTGTTTGAAGTCGTTGACGCTGGCAATCGCAACGATTTCACGCCAAGTTTGCTCGGAGTAGTTGAACCCCTCGAGCAGCATCTTGTTGGCGGAATCCTGCAGGATGAGCGGCAGATCGACGGTCGAGAACGAAGCCCGAATGAACTCCGTGCCGAGGCCTGACCAAGCGGGGAGCTGTCGCCCTTCGAGCGAAGCCGCGGACCGCATGAAGTCGCGGATCGAGTTGACGCGATTCTTTATCGCGAAGTCGGTGGGTTTCTCGCCGTAGTTGGCGGCGACTTTGTCCTCTGCCATGCCGCCGGAAAAGCAGAACATGGCGCGTAACGAAGCAGACGAACCTTGGCGATCGACGACGTGCGCCGCCGGTGCCGAGGGGAGTTCGGCCTTCATGACCTCGAGGGTCAATTTGTCCTCGGTCCAATCGTCTCGCACCGCCTGGGCCTGCAACTCAGGATGATTTACGCCGATCTTCGCGACCATCGCAACTCGTTCGAAGTGAGCCGCGGCTTGTTCCTTCTGACGCTCGAGGGCGGTGGGTTCTTTCGGCTTCGCGACGGGCGCTGCCGGCTCGATGACTGCCACCGGTGCGACGGGATCGATAACTGCCGCCGGAACGACGGGCACCGCTGGATCGACGGGCACCGCTGGATCGACGACTGCCGCGGGGGCGACGGGTTTTGTTGGGGTGATTTTACTTACGGGCACAACATGCTCCTTCTGGAAATTTAGTAACGATTGTGGGGCATTGCGGAACCCTTCAAGGCTCGCGAATGCTTTCATGTCTTGGGGTTCGGTAACAGTATCAACGAAGCCGTGTTCCTTCGCCTCTGCTGCTGTGAACCAGGTCTCGTCGTCGAGCCAATTTGAGATCGTGTCCACATCTTGCCCGGTACGGGTTGCATATGTGGTCACCAGTGAATTCTTTGCCTTACGTAACATCTCTGCCGCCTTGACCATGTCGCTTTCGTCGCCAGCTGCGACGGACCATGGATTGTGGATCATGATCAAGCCGTTTTCGGCGATCGATATCTCTTCGCCAGCCATGGCGAGCAACGATGCGGCCGAGGCTGCTATGCCGTCGATCGCAACGTCACAACCGCCTTTGTGGCGGCACAGTGCGTTATGGATGGCAGTCGCCTCATGAACGAGCCCGCCTAGGCTGTTAATCCGAACCATGACTCGTGCGTTGGGGGCCTGGTTGAGTTGTTCGACGATGCTCTTGGCCGTAATGCCATTGCCATCCCAATCCTCGTAGCCGATCTCGTCATAGATCAGCAGCTCGAAGGCCTCGGCTGTCTGGTTCCGGATCGCGAACTTAAAGTTGCGGGACGCACTATCGTACGTGGCCAGGTCAAACGCAGCACTGTTTTTGATTTGGAGGTTGGGATTACTTCTCATCTTTTTCGTCGTCCTCATCTTTTTCGTCACTGGGTACAGGTTCGACCACCGCGGTGGGACCGTATAGTTTTTCCTTGATCAGTTCACGAAGTTCGTCAACCGTAATGTTCAACGCGTCGGCCTGGCGGGTCAGCTCGACCTCGTAGTCCTTGCCCTCTTTCGCGTATTCGGCGGGCAGGGTAGTCGAACCGTTTTTCAACTTGACGTTTTGGGCATCAGCTTCCTTTTTGGGGTCCGCATGCCCAATGCCATCCCAGAACCATTGATGCGGGATCAATGGCTTGAACTTAACGCCCTTCGGGAGTACGCCGGGGATCAACCTGGCCATCGATAACCAGAGTTCGAACAGTCGATCGAGGACGTCCAGCTGGATGTCGTGACGCTCGATCTGTACTGTTCGTTGGAATGCTTGGATGTCGAGCCGGCCACTGGCATAATTGTGATCACCAGCGTATCCCGAAGCGACGATCAGAGGCATGCTGACGCATCGTGCCATCTGTCGTAGCATCTGTTTCATGAAGTCCGCACATTCGGAAGTCGGATGCTCGGCCCGCAACTGCGTCGGTTTGAACCCGAAGGGGAGCACCATGCCGATATCTCGCTGGGGCAGGTCCACTTCGTCCAACGGATAGGAGATTACCTCCTCATTGCCCGCCGCCGTATCGGCATCACCGTACGGGTCGGGCTCGTCAGTGTGGATCAGTAGGGAGAAGCTCGCGGCCTTCTCTGCAGCCGACACGACAGCCAGCACGTATCGCCGCATGTCGGCAAATAGCATCAAGGCTGGAGTCAATTCGGGGATACCACGATGTTGCCCAGGCCGGTCCTCGCGGAACATATGCACCATCGACTTGGCCGAGATCGGCGTCGGGTCATTGGTGATATTGAGGATCGATGTTTCGCCTGGATGCTCGGGCAGCAAGTGGTAAGTCTTGGGGTTGCCGTCGCCATCGAAGTCGATGCCGTCAACCGCATTTGTTTTGTAGTCGTACGGCGACGGGCCGTGCGAGATCTGGTCGGCCTCAATCAATTTAAAATCCAGCGGCACCGGACCGCTGATGCCGCTGTTGACGATCATCATCAAGAACGATTCGCCATCAACGGCTTTTGTTCGACGGGCGGTTCGAAGCTTACGGGCTGCTCGAGTCGAGTTCAACCAGGTGTTGAATGCGGATTCGACCCTGCGATTGTCTTCGCTATTTGCGGTCAAGAGCTGCAGCCGCGGACCGGTGCCAACAGTCTCGTTCGACAGCGACAGCATCATGCCGGTGGCGTCGGAGTTGTTCGCTACTTCATATCTCGATCGATTGCGAAGGACTCGCCGCACTCCCGCGTTGTTGGCCGCATCAGCAGACAATGAATCAACCAGAGCCCAATGGGTCAGGTTGTCGGGCGATTGACGCGCAGCGTCATACTTCGCAGATGCTGGCCGAGCCCCGACCTGCATAACGCGATTATTGCCTCGATTACGAATCCGGTTTGCCGGTTTCGAGCGAGAGCGGGAACTAGGTTTGCGGGGAGGGACGTGGACATTCACGCGTGTGGTCCTCGCGTTTTAAAGCGGAAAAAGCGGATACCCATGTTGGCCCGCTTGATCGTAGATTGTCTACCTAGGTACTTGGCCGCTTCAATCTGCTGGGTCAGGTCATGCTGTTTAGCACGGCCATCGGCAGTTTGAATCTCTTGCACTTTGGCAAGGTTGGCGGCGATGGTCTCGGCTGTAGTCGTCATACACTATCGTGTGTAGCGATTCAGCGGATAGCAAGAGCGAGACGTTAATAATCGAAAAGTAATTACGTATCTGTAACTTCTGACTGGATTCGTTCTCGAGTCTGGAATCGTCGACCGCAGTAACGACACTCACGGAGACGTACAATCTGATGCTTGGTCCGGTGGCGAGTGTAGACTACCTTGAGATGCCGGCAGTGGCACCGCGGGCACCGAATGCCCACGCCAAGTGGTTCGCTGTCGGTCATTTAGATTTCTTCCGTTTCTGGTATTCGGCCAGTGAGATTCTAGCCCGACGTTTATGTTTTCCACCAGAGGTTGCCAGCTTCACGCCGATCAGGCTGGCCGCAACGGCAGCCCCAGCGACATTGTCGAGATAATGGTTTTCACGGTGCTCGGGGTATTCTTTCCATTCATCAACTTCCCGGCCGCGGCCGAATGTTCGAATTCGGTACTCACCATGCAGCTGCTCGGCAAACATCTGGTGTTCAACTGGATCTGCCTGGAATAAAGCCAGGCTACCGGGGTCACCCATCGATGTGGCAAACCGGGCATGGATGAACGACTTAAAGTGATTGACGTCGTAGAGCAGATGCCGGGTTGTTTTGGTCCCTCGCTTTCGAGCGGGCACTCGCCAATTATTCCCCACCAGGTCGCCGCGTTTTTTCACATACTCGTTGAATGGTTTCGAGGAAGCTGCCCCAGCCTGGCCGTGGGCTGGCATCAGGATGCTGGCATGTGGTGACTGGCGGCAGAACTGATAGACCGCATCAGTCGATCGACCCCAGTTCGCATCGACAAGACATTTGTTGATCCGCAGTGGGGAACCGTCGTCGCGGAACCATTCCTTGGCCAATGTTTTTTTCGTTAACGCATCGAGGCCAGCATAGAGACTGCCCTCGAATCCGGCACTAGGGTACTTAAGGGCCAGCGTCTGCCTGGCCGTGGCTGCGGTGAAGTACGGAGCATGCTGTTCAGGATACGTTCCATAGTCGATGACGTCGCCCGTGAACCCCTCGCCCCAGGCTACAACCGTGTAGTACAGCAAATTGAGCTGGACATCGATGTGCATGGTCAGCCACTGGGCCTCGGTCCGGATCTCTTTTCGTTTCATCCCGTTGACCTTCTTCGCGATCTCCGATGCGGTCAAGATCGTGACGTCACCAAGGTTATCCTCGAGAGGTGAGTTCTGATATTCCGCCGCGAACACTCGTTCGTTCTGGAATTTCTTATTCATCGCATGCTGGATCGCCGACAGTTCATCCTCGTCGTACCGCTCTTCCCACGCGATGATGGCACCGAGGTCCATGGCAGCTCGATTCTCGCGATAGAACTCCGTTGCCGGCTCGATGCCTTTGTCCTCTTGTAGCGACCGAATCCGAATCCGGTTGTAATCCTCCCAAATCTTGATGTCATTGGGGAACGAGTAAACCATCTTGGTCCGTTGCCCTTGCCACTGCGGATGCTTCTGCCGATCGAGGACATTGTCGGCCATGTCGCCTGGCCGGATCACAGTGCAGGGCATCACGCCCGCTATCTTCTTCCCAGGCCCCGCCAGGCCGAGTACGGCTCCAGCTACCAAATTCTCGCGGGTGGCACACTGGAGCGGGCTGCGGGCCGAGTCGTCGGTCTGTGGGTCGTCAAGGACAACCAGGTCAGGTCTCACGACCCGACCATCCGGCCGTTTCCAGTTCATCCCGCGAATCTGGCCGGTTAGGCCGACGACACGGATGACAGCACCGCTGGATTTACTGTCCTTGATTGTGGGTAACGTGATCTGCTTACTTGTCCAATTGATCAACGTCCGGACACCAAACTGCAGCTGGCCAGTGGTTCGGTTTGCAATTCCCTCGAGCCGATTAATCGGATAACAGACCTCGGGGAAGTCCGCGGCTAGTCGAGTATTGTTTTGGATCTCCGACTTAATCGATACAAGCATGTTCTCGGCATGTCGTTCCTCCGGTCCGATGATCGCGACAAAGTCCCGATAGCCGTAGAGGATTGCCCAGATGCATGCGATCTCGCACATGCACGTCTTGCCGGAACCTCGAGGCATCGCCAGGGCGAACAATCCGCCTTTGCGAACCGATTGCTCAATTCGCTTTGCGGCAAGCCCTTGGTCCTTCGACCAGGCCATGAAGAAAGTGTCGGGAAAGTATTCACGACAGAAGAACAAGAAGTCTTCCGCCGCCTTTGCTTTCCGACGAGGAGCAAGGACCGGCGGGAGCTTTCCTATGTCACGGCCAGCTTTTGACGCTAGCGCATTCCGTTCACGCGCAGCTGCCTTATGGGCTTCGTAACGCGCGTCATCAGAGACAAGGGATTTCGGCCGTGCCAATCGATCACCAAAAAAAAGAAGGAGGGAGCCAGGGGCTGCATGTAGTTTCAAGACCGCATGCAGCTGTTTCTTTGCACTTTAAAAATAAAGCCTATGCATTATTTCTGATTGCATTTCTGCCCGTACATTATCCAATTCGCCATCAAGTGATGGCACAGAACCGCCTAATAGCTTCAGCAGTGTAACGTATTGCGTATCCACGACGCCAGCGGCGAGGCCCTCATAATGCCGCGTATCGATCGGACCGCCTCCACCTGGGTAAGTATAGCAACAATCACGCCCATCGCCGCCGCCATCCTCGTCCGTCCAAATGTCGGGACCATCGGGAGTTTGATAAGCGTAATTGCAGCATCCGGAAAATCCACTATCTACTAATTCCAATCCAGACCGTCGACGAACCCTGTCTGGTAATTGGGACGAAGAAATTTCGTATCTCCAGACATCCACACCCATATTTCGCCACGATGCAATTATTTCGGGTAATCCTGCTTTTTGAGGATACCCTTGATTGATGACTGCGATGTCAATGCGTCCATCAGCACGTTCATGTAGATCATGGATGTGTGGCCAGTATGTCGTCGCTAAAATGCCGACATCATACTTACTAGCCAAGGACCAATAGGGGAATTGCTCGTTAACCTTTTTTCCATGGGCTTCATCTGTGGCATAGCCATAGATTTGCTTGATACCTAATTTTTCACATTTAAGTTTAGCTTTAAGGAATTCGATTTCTCTAGTTTGTAAATCCGTAACCCCAAAGTTAAGCCCCACGTCAAGCCTCGAGTGAAACAATGGATCAACACACACACCAGCCAATCGTCGCAATTTTATTGCATCCTCGAAGTAGGGGCTATCAATAAATTCGTATATTGACGGCTGCGTTATGCCGTGGGCTTTCATGTTTTTCAAATCGGCAAAATAATCCCTCTTCGATTTAACATGCTGCTGTAATTTTGGGGCCACATTTGGGTCCAAATGGGCACGATAAAACATGCTGTAAATCATGTCCGACGCAGGCAAGGTGAACGGCAAAACATTAATCTCAACCGTGACTCGTTCTACAATTTCACCACCTACGGACAATGCAAGACTGAACTGGTAATCACCATGCGTACAATTGCTTGGAACGACGATGTCAATCCAGTATTGCTGAGTGTGGTTCGCCGGTAGATCGATGGGCTGCAATACCTCGGCGTCGACTTGATCGGTAGGATATTCATTCACGCCCACAGTGGACGATGGCACAACGAAACGAGGATCTTTCACCAATAGCTCGGACTGTAAGATCGGCTTGGGGGTCCAAACGGTTGAAACCCCCGCCTGCCACCAGACCATCGCGTAACGAATATCGATCGACGGCATCACATCACGATAGATTTCTCCGGAGTCAACCGCAATCCACTCGCCACGAACGGTCAGTTTATCCAATGGCTCCTCAGACCATACGCAAAAGGATACCGCTCGCCTTTCACCTTTTGCTACACGAACACATTGTCGCACACCACCATCATTAAGTGATGGTGGTGTGCTTGGAAATATATGAGTATCAGATATGGCCTGAACCGGCCACGTTTGAATATTCACGCTACGCCTCTGCTACGGCTGAAATGCAGTCCCATTTTGAGTCTGCGGAATTGTATCGTAAGTGAACGTAATTGGTTTTTCCATCGGCAACCGTGGCGGGGAGCGTGGCCGGGATAGATTGATAAACGGCATTCCACGTCAGCGTCCGCGGACCGCCGCTCGCCAGAATGCGAATCGTCAGCTCCTGTCCATTGACGGGCGTGCCAAGCGGTGCGTTGATTGCAGCATTTACGCCCAAAGCCGTGATATCGTACTGGCCTTGTTCACTGGCCCATGGCGTAAGACTAGCTCCCGTCGTAACCGTATAGGGCGCCGACAGCGCGTTGATATTGTCTCGCAATGTCCAATCAGCGAAGGCCAGATTGGTTGCGGGAGTGATCGCCATCGCGGTCCCGACAAATCGATTGCCGATCAATTCACAGTCCGTATACGTATTGATGTCTGACGCGGCAAAGCGGAAGTCGTATGCAGAACCATCGCCCCATACAAAGGTATTATTGCAAATGCTCACACCTTCAAACGTCTCCGTTCCCGCGCCAAAATCAAACGTCCGATATCCGGATTCGAATGTGTTACCATCCATCCGCATAAATTGGATATCGCAGCCGTCCGAACCGGTAATTCCATTTTTCGCATTCGCGAAATGATTGTTTGAAATGAGTGTGTAGTAAACTTTGCCCAACCAAATCATTTCAACCGACGTTGCCCCCCCGGTCAGCCACGAATTGGACATGTTATTTGTGAGCGATACACGCTCGCAATTCTCCAAGCGATATCGTGTGGCTGCACCCGGCGTCTCTTCTTGTAAGATGTTTCCATCTACTAAAATGTCGGTACACAGTTCAGTTGAATTTTTCCCCTTAATGTAAATAAGGTTATATGCTGCGGCAACACTGTTATAAATCGTATTCCCGCTGATGACCACATTGTGACAGGCTGAACCGCTTGCAACGTTGTGGGAACATACATAGATCCCATTGGGTTTTGCGGAGTCGGCCGGAACGTAGCCGTCCATGATGATGCGATTGCCCGTAATAACAATATGCTCTGCACCGTCCTGCACCTCGATGCATGCGGGACTCCCATGGCTGCCCTTTTCCGCCGGATTTGTAATCAAATTTCCGGCAACGTAGACGTACTGGCACATATCATTTACGCCAATAGAGTCGTCTGTCGACCCATTGATCGTATTATTTACGACTCGCACGTTGACACAATAGGTCAGCTCAATACCTGCTCCGTGAGCATCACCAATCGTGACATTCTGGATGTCGACCCGCAAGCAGTTTTTAAAGTCAACACATCCCGCATTTCCTTTTGCGTCGGTGGTGCCGATTCCTGATTGCCCGGTGGTGTTGCCGTCAATCACCATGTCGCGCAAGGAAATGTCAGTCACCTGTGTCGTTGTGTTTGTGCCGTCCCAACCTTCCTGCGTAATGAATCTGGAGTCTTGGGAATCCGCGAGAACCAGGATTGTCCCATTACCAGACCCCTCCAGTGTGGTTCCAGATTTCAGCTCGATACGTTCAGCAGTAAACGTGCCTTCCGATAATCGGACTACACCGCCATCACTTGGCAATGCGTCGATAGCTGCTTGGATTTGCACATTGTCTTGGGTGCCGTCGCAGATGTAATCAGCTCCTGCTTTCCCGGCAGCCGGTAATGTCGAACTAGCGACGAAGGTAACACCCCCGCCGCTTGAGTCTATTCCACGTAATGCCATTAGAGTACGCCTCCCACTACTGTGATGATGTCGCCCGACGTGCCTTTGACCCTGATGTTGGCCAAATTGATCAACGGCAGTTCGTGCCATTCGCCTGGCTCCAACGGGATCTCGTCACCGAGGTCGCCTTCAAGTGATACATTGCCGGTATTCGTCGATGGCGCGGTGATCGTACCGGACACGATCTCGTTGTTGGCGGACAACGCTTGCCATGCTGTTGTGATCGTAATCTTACGACCGATTAGTGAGTTCATTTTATTCCTCGTGACATGCGGGGTTGTAATGGGAGCCGCATGGGGAATCGCCGATTACCGGCGAGTACGTGTTGACTTCTTCTTCGCAGCTCGCTTCCGGACCAGTGGTTCAGGGGATATCGTCTCCACCTCTACATCCTTTTCATTGTCGGCCAGGTCGAGTCGATCCAATATGCCGTTAATAGCGTCGGTCACCTTCTTGTAGGCACTGTCACTAAGGAGGGGTTCCTTCCCCGACTTTTTTCGCCAAGATCGGAAGACGGTAAATCCCCAAAGTGCGATCGCAATAATTGCAAGCCAGGAAAATCCCCCGCTCATCAGGCCGAGTAGACTTGCCCAGGGAAAAGTCAGTAGTGGGGCCGCATCAAGAGGCGGGATCTGAAACTGATTCACGGGCGGAGCATTCGGCTGGAAAGGTCGCCATGGCTCTTTCGGGTCGGTTTCAGGGGCAGGTGTAGGTGTCCATGGGCAAGGAGCGTTACGGTCCTGATCGGCGATAGGGGCAGCGACAATGGGCAACGGGGCAACGTCTCGACCGTGCTGTGCATCAGGTGCAGGTTGCCGCGTCGGGACAATTTGCACTTGCGGTGCGATCTTTCGAACGTACCTTTTTACTGTCGAAACAATCCGCTGTGCCATGGCCTTGGGACTGCCACCGTAAGCACCCTGGAAAACGACAATCGATGAGTCGCCGTATTTCCCTGATTCCGGCGGCTGCACCAATACTGTAGGGTAGGCCTCAAATTTAACATTCTCAAATTGCCAGTTCTGACTTTTATTCTCAATCATGTACTCGCAATAGTGAGCCCATGATTCTTTTGGTGCATTCGGGTCGGCTAGCGCTCGCAGCCAGGGGTCGGACCGCCAGGCTTTTTTCAATTCGAGACAAGGCTGGCACCCCTTCGTCGAGATGACGGAAATGAACCACTTGTCGACATCGCTGGTTGGCGGCTTCATAGCCTCGATCACGGCATCGGTGCCGTTGGTCTGGTGGCCACCGTTGATGTGCTGGGTAGTATTCCCCAGCCGGGCAACTTCTGCCGTATGTACGGCGTCGAGCCCCTGGGCCGACACGCAAAACGCAGTCAGCAAGAGCACGCAGGAGAGAAATGGGTTACGCATGAGCTTCGGTCTCCAAAAAAAAGGGTTACTTGTTTACCACCACTGCACGTAACAAGGACGATTTGGACGCGGAGGGTAGTCAAGAATAACAACCCACTGTCCGCTCGCCAGGTGCAATCGGCGGAAACCTGATTCATCATATTCATCTATACGGTCCGTACTGTTGTTATTGCAGACGTACCATGTATTTTTCTGAGGATCATGTCCAACTAAAGTTTGAAAGTGCTGCCGCCCAGCTCCGATCGCCGCCCCGCGGCCGGTATGGCATGCCCATGTCATCCAGTCCCATGTGTTGGAACCGGTGATATTATATGCTCGAATTCCGCGCTCCCGGCAATAACGAGCCACGCGACTGGGGCCAGAGCCGCCTCGTTCTTTTTTCCCGTACACTGTATCCCATAAAAGAGTGGCAGCCGCCGGCACATTTTGATCGATGCCCAACATACCAATACTGCACTGCACACAAGAGCCATCAGGGTTGCGAAACCATGCACGAATTTCCTCCGGTAGATCAACGTCAATCGGGGTTGCGAAAACAGCCAACGGCATCAGGGCAGCCAGGACAGCTGCGAAAACAATACTACGCAATCTCATACTACTTAATCCAAACTCCAATGTTCCCATTGAGGTAGCCCACGACACTAATCACAATCATGGTGAAGACCGCCAAACCCAATACGCTCGGGACAAGGCTGGAGTCTCCCACGTATCCACCGGACCGCTCGAGCATAGAGACAACCAATGCGATCACCAAAAATGCAACCAAAACAGTCACTAGCAAGATAGGAAACGCTGACAAACCAAACCTCGGGCAAAAGTCGCGGTAATTACTTTCCTGTAAAACCGAAACAATACCAACTAAGTGGGGGAGTTTGAATTGAAGATTATTTTTTCCTGGCGAGAAGATTCAGCTCGGGATGCAGCTGCTGCCAAAATAGAATGCCCTCGTATCGAGCTAATTCGGCTGGCTCGAGGGTCAAGTGTGCCAGAATCCCCCCTGGATCGCGACGGTCGCAACGAAGCTTGCTCCGGACAATCCTCGCCTGCGTCTCGATCTCATCGTAGTCCGGTTGCCCCGGCCGCGGCCGGATCTTGCCATATTGACAGACGAGCCTGACCGTCTTGCGGGTAACGCGAAATCGGATCGCAAGCTTGCGCTGGGACATTTGCCCCTGGTGATCGAGGATCTCCTGCTCCGTTATTCGAGCTATAAAATTCATACTGAAATCCATTTCAGGAGCCGAGATTATTCAGAAGCCGAAATCTGACTGCCGGTATTGCGGACCGGGATCGACATCCACTCTGGCATAGGCATCTGATGCGCCGCCATATTCCTGTGCCCAGACCCCCTCGGTGTTAAGTCCTTCCGCCCAGGCCTCGCCGTTAGGGATCTGTGGAGTGCCCCAACGCAGGCGGCGGGTTCCCAGGATCATCTCCTGTGGATTGAGGTGAAGCCCCTTGACGACATATTCACCGTCGACTCGCTGCTGCAGCCATAGATATTCGACTACCAGGCTCAGTACGACTTTGTCGCATTTGGTACACCGAACGACTCCACCGCGGTCCAACCAGAAGATCCGACCACTGCATCGAGAGCACGGCCGCGGACCGCTAACTGGTTCCGGTGGAACTGCCGGCGCCGGCTCCGTAACTACCCCCTGTCCCATGTCGTAACTCTTCGCAACACTTTGGCGAATTTGTTCTGCCATCGAAGCCATAACTTCCTCCATGAATTAAAGTTGAACGCCAGCCTTCATCAGGGCGAGCCTGACAGTGTCCACTGCTTCTTTTATATCCGCGGTGTCTGGCACAGCAATCAGAATACGGATCTCCCCCTCTGGTCTCTTCTTCAACGTATACTGATTGCATGTTTCCGTGAGGGACAATCCAAAATCAATATCGACATCCACTTCTATCGTGCCGCTTAACTTCAACATGTCAGCTCCTTAAAAGCCTGAGTCAGTGCCAGTGCCGTGGAGTAGACCATAATATCGCCACTCTCGCCCGCCAACTACCCGATTCTGTTTCCGCTCGACCTTCATGAAGATCCGCTTGACCTCCTTACCAAACTGCCGTTCCCCCAGCGACCGATAACCGCTGTCCGCGCTCCACTCTTTATATGCAGTGTATAGATCCCTGACAATTACGAAATCCTCCTCCGCCCCAGCGCTACACTTTTCCTTCAGGAAGGCCTTTGCTGGATTGACTTCAGTCCGATAATCTTCGAGCGCGGATTCGCATGCCGCAGGCTTAGTAAAATCCTTCTGATCCAATAGCCGCTTCAGCCCCTCTAGCGCCCAGTTAAATATTCCCGGACACTCGCCAGATGCCTCCCATACCATATGATCATCTAGACCCCAGATCTTATCGTCATCTTTGATTACAACGTCGAACGGAACCAGAAGCATTCGTCGCCACAACCCACCAGTCCGATCACTAAAACGTGGCCGGTTGTTAAACGCCAATATTAACTTCGCCGTTGGTGAAGTGTTGATCGACGGCAAGCCTTTGCGGTCAAAGTCCATCCGCTCGCCTGTGGTGAAAGTCTTTAATTTGCCTTCATCCGCTTTGTCAAGTTCGCCACAGTCGCTAGCGATATTGGCCATTTTCCCCAACGTACCGATCAGGGCAAACCGACTCGAGAACGACTCGAGGGGAATGTTCGACACATTCTGCGTTCCGAGCATAGCGGTCAACCCCGCGAGGAAAACGGATTTACCATTACCACCCTCACCCTCGATCGCTAAAAACCGTTGTCGATCGAGCTTCGGGTATAGTAAGTATCCGGCCCACTCTTGTAGCACCGACACTCGCTCCAGATCGCCGCCCATGTTCGATATCAACGTATTCGTCCACCGTGGGCAGATGGCTAGCGGATCAAATTCATAGGGTAGTAACGTCTCGGAAAACCACAGGGGAGTAAGCTCTTGCAGCATGGTTTCATCGCCTCGGATGTATGCCTTGAGATCAAGCAACCCGTTTTGTAAGGCAATGTGGTGATCGTGTGTTTTGTCATGCGGCTTATAATCGATTATCGTCATACTCTCTCAGCTCCCATCATATCTAGTAAGGCCTGAAAATCAGTAGTCTCGTACATGTTCATAATTGTAACTTTGTGTTTACCGTAGCGATCTGGAATGACGGTTACCTTTGGCGACCATGGCCACCGAAAGTCCTCACGGAATTTCAGCACAAGAGTCCAGGTGCCGTCATGTGCCTGAGTGCCTCGGATGTCCTGCAACAACCAATGCCCCGGCAGAATCCCGTCTATGGCAACGTCGTTGACGGTGGTCATTGCATCATGGATTGTTGAGGCCATCCCCCAGTCCGCATTCCGAACAACAAATTCAGTATCAGCGTATCCAATCATGTTACGTCCCACTTCAGAAGCCTTCGCCACCATGAAAGCTTCCGATCAAATCGCCAACACAACCCGTCTTTGTTAATCTTATGACATTCGCCCCAGGGTTCAGCGAGGTGATAGTATTCAAGCACGGCTAAACATCTATTGTTACCATGAAGAACCCGTTGAAACTTGCAGTCAATACAGGCGTTTGTGCCGGGATGTTTTACCGGTTCCCACCCCTTCATGGTGAATGAGTCGCCGTTGTCACTGAGCGTGAATTTAACGTATGTGCATGACGTACAGCCGATTGCGGCTAACCGTTCGTTGATGGCTCGATCGTCTTTCATGATATCTCCTTATTTTACCTTTGCGATTAACGTGTCGATTGCGCGACACTGTTTAATTATTGCAAGCCGATCGTACTTCGAAAGCAACTCGATCGATTTGCAGTATTCCATTAAGGCCTCTACGGTTGCGATCAACTCCTCACGATGCCCCACTCGATTTTGGGAGTTTTTAAACCGACGAATCATATCCTGTATTGCGTACCGGATAGTACGCGCCTTGGTGGAGAACTGCATCTCTGATCGTATTCGCTCAATAGCCTGCTCGTCTTGCTCGGACAAATAAATGGTCCGCTTTACTTTTGATTTATTATTCACCGTATTAATCCTTTCGATTATTGCGGCTGCCGCAATTCAGGTGGCCTTCCTGTCGGAATCAAAAATCCATAGTCCCAGTCATCAGGAGCATCGATCAATCCGCCACCATTTGGATATGGATCGTGTTCAACTTCTCCTTGATACCCAATTACCGAATGCCGATTCCCCCGTGGACCTTCCCCGCTGATCACATGCCACCCCCAATCCTTAATCAACTCGTCTCTTGCATCACCAGTCAGATTTACATCTAAATAAAACATGCCTATTTTGGACAACCATTTATTGGTAGATTTTCGCCAATTTGGAGCGACAAAACAAAAGTTGGGGATCGTAGCGGGATCTTGCTCAACAAGGCAACCAATACATACAGCAAAGCAGTTGTTCGTGCCTTCTCCCTGAAAATATCTGAGCATCATATTAATCCTTACTGTTGAGGTATTGCCACCAGGTTGTTTTCAGCCACTACTTCTCGATCGACTTATAGGTGGCAAAATTCGGGGCCCCCGTACTGGTACAGGCAAATAGGTGGCGTATTGAAAGCAGCTCTGCGGTTGACGTGGATGTGCGGACCGCCATGATGAGTTCATACATGATACTCGCACATCTTTTATTGGCGCAAATCATTTCCATCATATCAATGTCACCACAGGCGACGTAACAGTCCCGAACGTATCTTGTTTCAAGATTGAACTCCAGAGCCAGGGTGAGGAGTCGCTCGACTGACCGCGGATTACCTGTAGCCTGAAACAATTTCCACCGCTCAAATTCGTCGAACGCCAGTGCCATTTTCCGTGTATGATTCATACAAAAATATCCGGCTCCACTTGAGTCTTGGCTAACTTCCTGGCGTGCCGTTGGATCGCCTGGACCGCTTTCTCGAAACTGAACGTCCGCATCAGCGTGATGTAACCAGCCGATGTGCCCAGCGTCTGAGCGATGTACCACATGTCGTTCTTCCGCTTGTGCCGTTTGGTCACGGCCTTGCGAACTATCTTGTATTGCCCGCCATCGGCAAACCATTCTCGACCGTTGTCGCAACGACGCCCGACAAGGTCTCCGCCAGCTACCTGGAAATCTACAATGACGTTTGGGGCGATTAGCCCTCGATCACACCGTATGTCGCCGTCTACGGTTTCCATCCTAATAGGATCACCTCCGACATCGACGTTTAGACTATTGACATGCCCAGTACATTGAATCCGCCGGCCATCAGCGAACGCGATGATTAAATCTGCTGCATTGTGTACATTTCCAAAAGATGGCATCATCTCTCCAGTAGTGGATTGATCCACCGATTAAGTTCTAAGTCTGAATCTTTTAATATGACGTCGCCCATCAATGCGTTCACCGCATTGAGTACAACTCCCTGGACAACCTTCCGGACTTCAGGCAGATTACCATCTGCCGCGTTGGCCATTACATCACGATGAATCCGATCGAATTCCTCCTTGATTTCCCTGGTCAATACTCCGCGTATGATTTGATCATCGTCGCATTCATACTTTTTTTTCCAAGTCCGCCAACACCCTTTCCAGTGCCGCAACGTATAACCATCAGTATCGTGTTTACAATACCTCTCCAGATACAATCTGGCCAGTCTATGTGGATCGTCATCAGCCTCAAGCTTGTGGACAGCCTGGCTGACGGTCACCGGCTTTGCGGGTTCGACCGCCATGGCCAGCGTTAGCAACTCCTCAAAGGTATGCCCATCGTTAAAATAATCCCGCAGATCCTTACCGTGAAGCGGAGCCACCTCATACGGCAATCGGATATGCCTGACCTCAGAAGCAACTCCAGTCAACCATGGAACCCACTTATCAACTGCTCCAGCTTCCCCGGCTACATCGGCGTCATGGACGACCATCACTCGCCGCCCCGTAAACGGACCGGACATGCCCGCCTTTGGAATCTCACTTGCACCGTTTGCGTTGGTAATGGCTAGATGCGTATCTCGCAACTCATCAGGAATCATCGATAGCAGCGCCAACATGTCGACCGGTCCCTCGGTCTTCCAAATAGTCTGGGTAGCTGGGTCAGTCCCACTATCGATCGCTGTTTTCTGCCAGGCATGCAATCCGATCAGGCCCGGCTGACTGCCCGCGGTGGTCTTCATTTTCTTTCGGGTCGAAATCCCCTTCGCATGAAACACCGGCAGAGTGCCACCAGTCCGCTCCCACATTACCCAGCCACACGGTTCCGCATCAAGCCCCATGGGGCCGATCACGGGGACCGTTACCACATGGTTAGATTGCCGGTAGACCGCCAGTCGCCCGCCAGCGGCCAGCACGGCATTGGCATTAATCGGCAGCTTCGTCTGGCCCCACATGTCGACCAAATTGTGGCACCATGGCTTGAATTCAAGATGATCAATAGGATTGGTCGGCGGTCGACCTCGAGGAAGCGTTACGCCAACGACTTTTGCGTAATGTTTGCGGGCTTCTTTCCAGTCGGTGAACTTGCCGACTCGCACAGCCATCTCATAGATGCCAGCCGCAACTCCATCGCCGCCATGATCCTTGTACGTACCAGTCCGCACGTTCACCGCAGCAGACGGCGTACGGTCATCGCGACCATACGCTCGGGCTTCGATCCATCCACTTTCGGACGGTGCTTGGCCCGTAATTTCCACACCTAACTGGGCATAGGTATCTCGCAGGTCGAGGCCTGAAAGTATTTCTAGATTAACCTGTGCCCAGTCGACTTTGGTCATAAGAGCATCCGTGAGGTGAGAGGTGAATTCCTTTTCCGACGACGGAAAGGCTAGCCGTTGACACTCTCACCATCACGGGTGTATTGGGGATTTTCAGCCCAGAACATCACCATCGCATCTTCGATCTCGGTAGCCTTCGAAGGACCGACCTTGGGGATTGCCGTCAATGGGTCAGTTCGATCGGCCAAATCGCCAATCGTCGTCAATGTCTTTTCGGGATTATCGCGCAGCACCGCCAGGGTGCCGGGGGAGATCTTCGTCGTTGTCAACGGCACCGCTCGCCATTCATCAGACGATACGGTCACTTCTTCCTCGACCACCTCTTCCTCGACGTCGTCAACCTTTTTATCAAACAGCGGCATACGCTCCGGACCGCTCTCTAGAATCTCTTCGAGCTGGTCCGTTAG